CGGGGGGAAAGACGACGGAGCCCGGTCCCTGTCGGGGGAACCGGGCTCCGTCATGTCGTGCCGCGCTAGTGCGCCTCCCGCCCTTCCCGCGGCGGTTCGACGCCAAGCCGTTGCCACGTGTCAATCGCGGGGACGGTCCGGGTCGGGCGGGCGCGTTGGGACCCGGGGCACGGCCAACGCTGCAAACACTCCTGACAGAACGGCGCGCCGTCCGCGCAGACGGCGGGAGTCCCGTCGTCGGGGCAGACGTGGACGCGATGCCCGCTCACGCCCTCTTGCGGGCGGTTGCCCTCTTCCGCGGCGTCGGCTTGAGGAGCGCGTCACGGCGAGCCTTGACGATGCCGTGCGGGTCGCCCGCCGCCGCCGCGTCCCGGAAGAGACCCGCGACCGTGTCGGACCCGTGGGTCTTGGCGTGCATCCCCATAGCGGGTGCGTTCGGGCTCCTCCTCCCGCACGCCGGGCAAGCAAGCCCGTAGACGGCTCCCGCCGTGCCGTCCTTGAGTCCGTGGGCGCGGACGTAGTGCGCCGAGAGCCCGCCGCCCGACCCAAACGCCTCCGGGCATAGGAGACACGGGAAGCGGTCCGGGTGCGCGGGTTTCATCCCGGCTCTCGCCGCGGGTCTAGGGAGCCGCTGAGCGGTCCGGTCCACGTCCTGCCCGGACTCTGCCAAGAGGAGCGCGAGCGGCTCCACGAGGGCTTTACGGTGCCTCTCGCATAGGTCTAGGAGCCGCGCCGTCCCGCCGTCGAGAGCGACCGTGACCTCCGCGACCGCGGGCTCCACGTCGCCGCCCGTCTCCGCTATCTCCGCGCCGCACCCGTCGCACCATGCCCGGACCGTTACCTCTTTCATGACGCCCGCCTCCGATGCCGCCGTGTCGCCATTTCATCGCCGCCGCCGATGAGCCGGACGACGGACTCAAGCCGCAACGTGTCCCGCTCGCCGCCGATGAGCCGCCCCGTCCCCACGGGCGCGAGATAGCCCTCCGGGTAGACGTAGTGACCTTTGACCGGGTGCCCGGAGGAGTCCAAGAGTTGGTGCCGCTCGGTCTTGCATCGCCCGCAACGCAGGACCCGGTCATAGGACCGGGACGCTTTGTCGAATGACGCCGTGAACGGTCGCCAATAGTGCCCGACGTCCCGGCATAGGAGCGCGGCGTCGGACAACTCCCGCGCCCACGTGCCGACGTCCCGCGTTGGTGCCACGCGCCATCACCTGTCCCGCCTAGGTGGTCTGTTCCCGCAGACGCTAGGACCGTGATGCGCCGATAGCAATACGTTGCGTCGGCGCGTTGGCATCTTTCCGTAACCGGGTAGAAGGTACGTAGACGCAACGGCGTTGAGGCCCCGGACCCGACCGACGCCGTCAGGGAACCGTTGCGTCCGCGCCCATCTTGGGGGAGTCCTCGTCGTGCCTCCACACTTCCGCATCGTCCGTAAAGCCCTCATGGACCGGGCCATCGCGGAGGGCATCCACCCGACCCTGACGGCCATCGCGGCACGCCTCGACGTCGCTCCCTCGACCCTTTCCCGGGCGGTTACCGGGGCGTCCGTGCCCGGGGAGGACCTCCTAGCCCGCATCCGGTACGTGTTCGGAGCCGCGGGATTTGACGAAATCGTGAGCGTTTCGAGGGACGACGATGACCAGGGCGACGACGCCACGGCGACGCCGGACGTGTGGTGAACGCCCAAGAGCGCCAGGAGCGCGCCCGGATCGGCGCGGGCACCCGATGGGCCAAGCCCGGAGCCCGGGAGCGGCAAGCCGCCGCCGCCCGCGCGGCCATGTACCGCCGCCTCCGGGACCAAGTGGACCCGGACGGCGTGATGGCTCCGGACGAACTCGCCGCCGCCATCCAAGCCGCTATCGCCGCCAACGCCGCGCGGCTCCGTCTCGCCAAACTCCGGAAGGACGACGACCGATGACCCGAGAGCAACAGACACTCCTAGCCCGTTGTTACGTCGCCATCGCGGAGGTTGACTACGACCTACGGCGTTGGGACGACGACCTCCACCCGCCCGCCCCGGTCATTGACCTCCGACGCGTACGGGTCTGGACCTCACGATGACGACACACGTCACGTGCGAGATATGCCGCAACGCCGCCGCCGTCGTTGTCCTCGCGGACGCGGACCTCACGGAGCGCGCGGCGTGCGAGGAGTGCTGGCATCGGATGGGGCGCGTCATGGACGTGCGCGTGGTCCGGTTCGCGGGACCGTACGGGACGCGGTCGCGGGTCGTGCCATGACCGCGACGAGGTCTCTCCACGTTCCCGCCGTCGCACGCCGCGCGGACGGGACGTGGGGAGTGTGGTGCGTGGCGTGTTCGGAACGGGAGCAGGACTACACGTACCCGTGTGATGAGAACACGCGCACGGACGATTGGCCTCCGGACGTCCTCGTGGAGCCGACGCCGTGACGACCAACGTTGACGCCCTCGCCATCCGTCGCGCGTTGGGCGTTGACTCGTGGGGACCGCCGCAACCGATGGGACCGGACGGGTGGACGTTCCGCCGCAAGGACGGCGCGGCGTCGCTCATCGTCACGTGCGCCGATTGGGACGGCGTGGAGTGGCTCCACGCATCCATCGCGCCCAACGATCACCTACCGGCGTACGGGGACCTCGTGGACCTCCATGACGTCGTGTGGCGCGGTCGCGGGTACGCGTTCCAAGTGTTCGCCCCGCAGACGCACCACGTGAATATCCATCCCAACGCGCTTCACCTTTGGGGACGCCTCGACGGAGCCAACCCGCTACCGCCGTTCGGACAGTGGGGGACCATATGACGTTGCGCCGGATCAATCGCGGCTCGTGGCACCAATACCTAGACGGCGACCACGAACTCCCGGGCGTCACGACGATCCTGAATCACGTACTAGCCAAGCCCGCCCTAGTTGGTTGGGCGTCGCGGCTCTCCGCGGAGTACGTCGTGGACCATTGGGACGAACTCACGTCCATGTCCCCATCGGAGCGGCTCAAGGCGGTACGCGGCGCGACCGACCGGACGTCCTCGTTCGCCATGAATCGCGGGACGCGCATCCACGAACTCGGGGAGCAACTCGTCCACGGGATAGAGGTTGAGGTCCCGGACGAACTCGTGGGACCCGTGGACGCGTACGCCCGCTATCTCGACACGTGGCACGTCGTCCCTATCGCCGTGGAGTCCCCGGTCGCGTCGCGCCGCTATCAGTACGGCGGGACGTTGGACCTCATCGGGACCGACGCACGCGGGCTCACCTTTCTCGGAGATATCAAGACGGGCGCGGGCGTTTACTCCGACGTCGCTCTCCAACTCGCGGCGTACCGCTACGCGGAGGTCATGGTCCTCGACGGGGAAGAGTTGCCGTTGCCCGCCGTGGACGTCGTCCAAGTGATGCACGTCCTGTCAGACACGGTGCGCGTCGTCCCGGTCAACGCCGACGTTGTGGCGTTCCGCGCGTTTCTCCACCTACGCGAGACCTACCGCGCCGTACGCCCGTGGAAAGACGTTCCGCCGTTGGGCAATCCGATGGACTCGCCGCCCGCGCCGCCACGATTGGAGGCGGTCCGATGAGCCCGTCACCCGGACCAACGCAGACGATGGCCGCGCGCCAAATGCGGCTAGGGGACGTCCTTTTCGTGGACGACCTGCCGCACGCCATCACGGACATTGAGTGGGACGAGGGCGCGCAACTCGTCCACGTGGACCTCTCCGGGTTTGAGAGCGGCGTCGCCGGACCGTGGACGTTCGGCATGGATGACCAAGTGGACGTGACGCGTCCGTTTACCCGCCACGCAGAGACAGGGGACCACGACCTATGACCGTGTTTCGTGCCACGTTCACGACGGAACTCGTGGACGGCAAACCGTTGGACAGTGAGTTTGTCCGGACCCATCTAGAGGAGGCGTTGGAGGACATTGGCGCACTCTTCGTCATGGATGACGACGACCATGAGGCGGAGTACGACGTCACCGTGGGAACCGTTGAGGTCGTGGCATGACGACGCGGGAGGTTGCCATCCGCGACCACGCGGACCTCATGGTCGCGCGGACGGACTCGTGGACGGCGGTCGTGGAGGACGTGGCGGTCCTCGCGCAACGCATTGCAGGGACCGAACTCGTCCCGTCCGCGTTGCGCGGCAAGGCACCCGCGGTCGCGGCGTCCATCCTCTACGGGCGCGAGATTGGTCTCCCGCCGATGACCGCTCTCCGCTCCGTCTACGTCGTGAACGGGCAAGTAGCCCTCAAGGCGGAAGCAATGCGCGGGCTCATCCTCGCCGCGGGTCATGAACTCGTGTTCACGGAGTCCACGGCGGCACGGTGCGTCGTGCGGGCTCGTCGCAAGACGCAGGAGGATTGGTCGGAGGTCACGTGGACCATTGACGACGCGCGCCGCGCCGGGCTCGTCAAGCCCGGGTCCGCATGGAACGGCTACCCGCGCGCAATGCTCAAGGCGCGGGCAACGGGCGAGATTGCGCGCGACCTCTTCGCGGACGTCATCGCCGGATTCGTTGCGTTGGAGGAGGTAGACGGCGCGGAGCCCGACGTCCCGCAGCACGACGGCACGGAGCCGCGTGCGCCGAAAGCCGTCACCCGCAAACGGACCACGCCCAAGGGCGGCGTACCGGGCTTCCCGTCCACGTACCCGAAATCGCAACCCATCCCGGGTGACCGCGAACTCCCCTACGAGGCTCCCGCCTCTCCCCCCGGTGATGGTCCTTCCCCGGGTGGGGAGGCGGGCATAGTCCCTCTCCCGGGTGAGCCCGGATACGGCGACGACATGGTCCCTACCGACATGCCGCCGCCGCCCACGTCCGATGCGGCGTCCCCCCCGCCTACGTCGGATGAGGACCCACCCGGGGGAGGCCCGCGCGAGGACGAGCCGCGCGATACGTCGGCGTTCCGCACCTACCCGGCGCAACGCACCAAGTTGCACGCCATCCTCACGGAACTAGGTGTCCGCGACCGCGACGTCCGGCTCCGTCTCGCAGGCATGGTGATTGGTCGGACCCTTGAGTCCTCCAATGACCTCACCCGCGGAGAGGCGTCCGTCCTCATTGACACGCTAGAGAAAGTCAACGCGTCACAGACGATGAGAGAGGCGCTAACCGCCGTCCTGGCGTCGGCGGACCCGGTCGCGCAGTTGGACGCCATCGCGGACCGTATCGGCGCGCTAGCGGCCATCGCGGACGGCGACGTTCCCCCGGAGCCACCGGACGACGACCCGTGGCACACAGACACGTGACGACGAACTACCGCACGGGCACGCGGCTTGAGTACCGCGCGATGGAACTCCTCCGCCGCCGCGGATGGTTCGTGGTGCGCTCCGCGGGCTCGCACGGTCCCGCCGACGTGGTCGCCCTGTCCCCCACGGACGGGCACGCGCTACTCGTGCAATGCAAGTCGGGACGGCTCACCCATGAGGATTGGCAAGGACTCCGCGACCTCGCGCTCCGCTACCGCGCCGTGCCTGTCATCGCCGCATGGACCGAGACGCGCCGCGGCGTCGTGTGGCTTGTCATCACCGCGGACCACGTACCCGGGTCGCACCAATGGCCCGCCATCACCTACGACCTAGGACGCGCCCAAGACCCCGTCGCGCTCTAGGACGCCCGTATCCGTAGAGGCGTGACATGCCGAGAATCCGCACTATCAAGCCCGGGTTTTGGTCGGACGCGGGCGTGGTCTCCCTGTCCCACGAGGCGCGCCTACTCCTCATTGGGCTCATCTCAATGGCAGACGACGAGGGACGTTTCGTTGCGACGCCCGCCGCCATCCGCGGGTACGTCTACCCGTTCGATGACGTCACGGACGTGTCCGTTCGCAAGCGCCGCGACGAGATAGCGAAAGTGGGAATCGTCTACGTCTACTCGGCGGACGGGTTGGAGTTGGGTCAACTCCCCAACTTCCTACGGCACCAACGCGTCAACCGTCCGACGCCCTCCGTCATCCCGCCGCCGCCGTCGTGACCATCCGCGAGACCGCGGAGGACCGCGTCCACGAGCAAGAGGTCGTGGACGTGCTCGCGCCAATCTGGCATTGCGAGTTTGCGCGGTTCCCCATCGCACGGGCACCGTTCGATTTCATCGCGCATCGTGGCGGCGTGGCCCTCTCGCTCGTGGAGGTCAAATGCCGTACGCGATTGCTTGCGGGCCTCCCGTTCCTGTGGATCAACGCGCACAAGTGGTACGACCTCCGGGAGCACGCCAACGTTTGGGAGGTCCGTCCGCTATACGTCGCGCGGTTCCGCGACGCCATCGCGTGGGTTGACCTTCACACGGTGGACGTCACGTCGCCCCGGGTCACCGGACGCAAGGACCGCGGCGACCCGGACGACCTTGACCTAGCCCTCCGCATCCCGCGCGAGCATTGCAACGTGATCCCTCTCCCGGCGCAGGACAACGGCGTGGACTCATGGTGAAAGCCATGAGCGGCTCACGCCCTCCTCAGTGAGCCCGCACGGAGCGGCTCACGCGGTCCTCAGTGGCGGAAGGGGAAGGGGAAGGGGAAGAGGAAGGGGAAGAGTGATGGTGACCCATCCATGAGACCTACAGGTGGTAGGGCGCATCCGCGCAATGGATGGATGGCGTCCACGCAATGACGACAGAGACACAACTCCGCGCCATCGTGGAACTCGTCCACGCAATCCGTCCGGGATGGGACCGTGCGGGCATCTACTCCGCATGTCATAGCGCCGCCGCAACACGACCGTTGGACAACGTCGCGCACGCCGCGATAGACGCCGCGATGGACAAGACCGCGAGGACGCCCGCCGTCATCGGCACCCGTGACCGCACGTGGCAACCGACGTTGCCGACGTTGGGCAATCCGCCGCCCGTCGCGCAAGCCATCCACGATCCGCGCCAACCCGACGAGGTCACGAGCCGTGGTGCCGCCAATGCGCGGCAAGCCCTCGCCAAAGCGCGAGCCCGGGTGGACGATGACGCCAACGCCGCCACTCCCCCCCGGGACAAGCCATGACCCCCAACCTCGTTGCGCTCGTCGCCATTGCCGGGCTCGTCGTCGCCATCATCGCGCTTGTCCTCACCGTGACCGGGTGACCCGGTGCCCCTGCACCTGACGCATGACACGACGTGGGAGTGGGGCAAGCGTCGGCAATGGTGGGCGGCGCGCTTGCCCTACCCGTGCCCGTTGTGCGGCGAGGACGTGACGCCCGATGACCCGACGTGGGAACTCCATCACCTAGACCTAGGTGACGCCCGGTCCGACGACGAGACCGCGCCGTCCCATCGCCGTTGCAATCGCGCCGACGGACTGCGTCGCGGACTTGCCAAGCGCAACGCCGCATTGGGATTACCGCGGAATGGCGCAAACGCAAGTGACGATGCGCGTTTTTTGAGCGACGGCTACGACCCGCAGCACACTGACCCGCTAGAAAATCCCCCCCCGCGGGCGGACGTACCCGAAACCGTCGCCGCTTCACCGGACGCGGCGGACAACGTTTGGGATAGCGCCGAATGGCTCCAATCTCTCCGGACGGTTCCCGCGGATGGGGCGTGGCCGCGGTACATGTCCGCGCCGCATCCCCGCGCGGTCGGCACGTACGGTCCGGATTTCGTGCGTTGGGTCCGCGACACGTACGGCGTCGGGTTGCGTTGGTGGCAACGGCTCGCGGCGTACCGCGTGTTGGAGCATGACGACGCGGGCGAGTTGGTTTGGCTCGTGTGGTTGGTCTCGACGCCGCGACAGGTGGGCAAGTCTTGGTGGCTCCGGGCTTTGTTCCTGTGGCGCATCCACCAAGGGGAGCGTTTCGGGGAGCCGCAACTCGTGTTGCACACGGGCAAGGACTTGCCCGTCTGCCGTGAGGTGCAACGTCCGGCGAGGGCGTGGGCGCGTCGTCGTCGGGGCGACGGCTACCACGTGCGGGAGACCAACGGACAGGAGGAGATTGAGACTCCGGACGGTTCGCGTTGGATGGTCCGCGGTCGTGACTCCGTCTACGGATATTCGGCGTCCCTAGGCGGCGTTGACGAGGCGTGGCACGTGGAGCCCGTCGTGGTGGAGGAGGGCATGGAACCGACGATGCCGGAACGCTCTAGCCCGCAACTAGGGCTCGTCTCGACGGCGCACCGTTTGGCGACCGCGCTCTATCCGTCGCGTCGTGACGGCGCGTTGGCGGAGTTGGTCGCGCCCGTGGACACGTTGGTCATCGAATGGTCCGCGCCATCGTTCGCGGACATGGGCGACGTGGATACGTGGCGCGCGGCGTCCCCGCATTGGACGACGAAACGGGAGCGGCTCGTGACGTCCAAGTGGACGCGTGCGCTCGCGGGCACGTCGGACGACCCGGACGAGCCGGACCCGGTGGAGGCGTTCCGCGCGCAATGGCTCAACGTGTGGCCCGACCGCACGGCACCCAAGCCGACGAGGGATGAGCCGTTGTTTGCGGACGGCTTGTGGGCGGCGGCATGCGACATTGGCGCGTCCGCGGTCGGCCCGGTCGTCGTCGCCGTGGAGGACTTTTTCGGCAAGGGCGCGGCGGCGGCGGCGTGTGGCGTCACGGGGGACGGTCGGCTCGTCGTGTGGGGCGAGACGTTCGACCGTCGCGGCGACGCGTTCGGGTGGGCCTCGTTGGTGACCGCGAGCCGTCCCGGGTCGCGTCTCGTCGTCGGCGGATCGTTGGTGGGTGACGAGTGGTGCGCCACGGTGCCCGTTGTCTCGACGTCCGCGGCGGGCGTCGCGGAGACCAAGCGCGGGTTGCCGTTGCTCCGCGAGTTGGTGGCATCGGGCGGGCTCGTGCATGACGGCGGGACGAGTCTTGCCGCGCAGGTTGGCGCAACGTGGGTCACGCCGCTTCCGTCCGGGCTCGTCCCGTCCTCCCGTGCGGGGCGTACGGACTTGGTGCGTTGCGCGTCGTGGTGCGTCGCGTTGACGTCGCGGGCCGCGGAGCCCGCACCGTTGGAGTTTTTCGTCTACTGACCCGGGAGGTCCGTCATGCCGGTTCGCAAGAGCGGCGGCGGCTACCGATACGGGAGCACGGGCAAGACGTACCGCGGCAAGGGTGCGAAAGCGAAAGCGGCACGGCAGGGGCGGGCCATCAAGGCAAGCCAAGCGCGACGGAAGGGGACGACCGATGGCAACGCGTAGGGACGCCACGCGGCGTCTCGCGGGCTCGCGGGGAGTCTCGCCGCGGACGGCACGGCTCGCACGTCCGCGGGAGTATTCGTGGCTCCTCGACGGCACGCCGCCCGCGGGCGAGGTCTACCCGGCGACCGAATGGGAGGCGATGGGTCTACCGCCGTTTGGCCGTTCCGTCGTCATCCTGGCGTCCGCGATTGCGGGCACGCCGTGGCACGCGGAGACGTGGGACGCGGACCGCGGTATCTCGCAACGCATCGCGGACCAACCCGCCGTCTTGGTGGACCCGTTCCCGGATCAATCACAGTGGGCGTACCGATGGGGCGCGACGGAGGACGGCATCCTCTACGGCAATCACTTCGCCCTCATGGGGGACATTGACTTTCGCACGAACCGTCCCGGGTGGGTCGTGCCCGTGCCCGCGGACCAAGTGTGGATCGGTCAGGACCCGGCGAATCCTTGGGACTATTGGTGGACCATCGCGGGCGAGACGTTCACCCGCGACGAGGTCCTCCACGTGCCGTACGGCGCGCGCTCCGGTGAGGTCTTGGGTCGCGGCGTCCTCGCGCAGTACGGGCAATGGTTGGGCGGTCCGGTCGCGGCGGAACGTCACGCGGCTAACTACTTCGCAGGCGGCGCGCTACCTCCCGCGGTCCTGTCCGCACCCGTGCCCATCACGCAAACCCAAGCCGACGAACTCAAGGGAAAGTGGTTCGCGCTCACGGCGACACGAGAGCCGATGGTCCTCCCCGCGGGCTACACGTTGACGCCCGTTGTCAGCAACGCGGAGCAAGCGCAACTCGTGGAGTCCCGCACGTGGGACGCGACGATGGTCTCCCAAATCGTCGGCGTCCCGTATTGGATGCTCGGGTTGCAGGGACCGTCCATGACGTACCTCAACGTGGAGGGCTCGGACATTGCGTTCGTCCGGGACTACGCGGACCGTTGGGCGCAACCGTTGTCCGCGGCGTACTCCAAGTGGATGATGCCGCGCGGGACGTCGGTCGCGTGGGATTGGACTTCGCGGATGCGCTCTGACTCCGCCTCCACGGCGGGCGTCCTCAAGACGCTCACGGACGCGGGCATCGTCACCAAGGACGAGGCGCGCGCCGTCCTTGGTCGCCCGCCGTTGACAGATACGACCGCTCCCGGGTCCACGCCCGCGGGCGTTCCGGAACTCACTCCCGGGAGTGTGGCCCAATGACCGAACTCATCATTGAGCGCGCCGCTACCGCGTTAGAGCCGATTGGCGACGGATGGACCGTCTACGGTCGCGCCGTCCCCTACGGCGTGGAGCAACGCGTTACCGACGACGGCGGGCGGACGTGGTACGTGGAGGAGTTTGCCCGCGGCGCGTACTCCCGCGACGCCGCCAAGGGCGGACGTTGGGTCAATCTCATGGTTGGTCATTTGGGCGACGATGGCGACCGCTTCCTAGGGCGTTGCGTGGAGTTGGCGGAGCAGGATGACGGCGCGTACGCCGCGTTTCGTCTTGACCGTTCGCACCCGTTGGCGGAAGCGGCGCGGTCCGGGGAGTTGACGGGTTGGTCCGTCTCGGCGCACGTCTACCGTTCCCGCGGAATCCTCCGCGGCGGATCGGAGGTCATGCTCCGGGAGGTTTGTGGGTTGCGCCATGTGGCGGCAACTCCGGTCCCGCAGTATGCGGGCGCGGGCGTCCTCGTCGCGCGGCACCACGAGTTAGTAACCCAGGCGTCGCGGCCACGTCTCGACGCGTGGCGCGCCAAGGGATACCTTGCGGGCAAGAGTCCAGATAACGAGCCGCCACCCGGGCTAGCCGCCACCCGGCCTTAGAGCCGCCACCCGGCACGAAGAGACCCGCCACCCGGTCACAGAGGACGCGTCATCCCTTGTGACCCGGAGGCTTACGGTGCCCGGATACCTCGACAGACTCAACGCGGAATTTGACGGCATCACGGAGGGCGTCAACGCCATCCTTGAGCGCGCCGCGGACGCGGACCGCGACGTGACCGACGACGAACAAGCGCAGATTGACCGCGATGACACGCGCCGTCAGGAACTCACCCGCAGCATTGAGCACTACACGGAGATTGAGGAGCGGTCCGGACGGGTCGCCACTCTCCGCGGACGTGTCGCCGCGGGTCCGCGCGTCGTCACGCCGCGCGCCCCGGAGGAGCCCGCGTACGACGTCCTCCGCGAGTTTCCGACCGCGGCGCATTGGGCCATCGCGCTCCACCGATCCATGACGATGCGCGACGCGGACGCTACCGCCGCCATTGAGCGCGCGACCGCGCACCAAATGACCACGGACAACGTCGGGCTTATCCCGCGTCCGATTCTTGGTCCCGTCGTGTCGATGCTTGACGCAACGCGCCCGTTCATCTCGTCAGTGACGAACCGTCCTCTTCCCACGGGCAAGTTTGACCGCCCCAAGGTGACGCAGCACGTCGCCATCGGGAAACAAGCCGTAGAGAAAGACCTCACGGCGTCGCAGAAAATGACCATCGGGAATCTTCCGGTGACGGCGGCGACGTACGCGGGTCACCTGAACATCTCGCGCCAGGACGTCAAGTGGACGTCTCCCGCCATCCTCCAAATCGTGTTTGACGACTTCGCCGCCATCTACGCGGACCAAACCGACGCGGACGCGTGCGCGCAGTTTGTGGCGTCGGTCGTGGCGGCGGGCGTGGACGCGGGCGCGACGTACGGGGACCTCCTCGTGGCTCTCTATGGCGCGGCGGGTGCGACGTACTCCGCGGGCAACGGTCTCCCGGACACGTTGTGGGTCGCCCCCAACGTGTGGGCGCAACTCGGCGGGATGCTCACTCAGCCCGGAGGCGCGGCGGCGTTCCCGGGTCTGTCCATCCGCAACCCGTCGTCCGGTTCGCCGCTCGGGCTTGACCTCGTCGTGGACCATCACTTCGCGGCGGATACGGCCATCCTTGGTCCCGCACGGCTCGCGGAGTGGTACGAGGACGTGGACGGGCTCCTACAGGTGCAAGAGCCGGACGTCCTCGGTCAGATGGTCGGCTACGCGGGTTATGGCGCGTTCCTCAACGTCAACCCGGCGTCCTTCACGCCCATTGAGGGCATCGGGTCGCTCATCCCGCCCGTTGCGGCGGGACAGGGCGGCGGCGGCGGGTCCACGTCGGGTCAGACCACGCGCCGATGACCCAAGCGCCGACGTTGGCGGAGGTCCGGGCATGGTTGCAGACGCCCGCGACCGCCATTGACGACGCCCAACTAGGGCACGTCCTGGCGGCGGAGTTGGCACTCCAAGCGGAGTGGCTCCACGTCCCGGAGGACCCGGACGCGTTCCCGGACGCGCTCTACCAATCCGCGCTCCGCCGTTGCGGGCGGGAGTGCGCCGCACGTGGCGTACCGCTCGGGCTCGTCGGCACGGACGCGGAGTTTGGTTCCCAAGTGTTACGCCGTTGGGACGGAGAGATAGAGCGGCTTGAGGCTCCGTACGTGACGCAGGTTTTGGCATGAGCCAAACCCGCGCGGCCATCGTGGACGCCCTCAAGACGGTCCCCACGCTCTCCGTCTCAACGGCTCCGCCCGCCGTCATCGCCACTAACTCCGCATGGCCCACGTGGGGCGGGTCGGAGTTGCGAAACGCATGTCTCACGGAAGAGACGTGGTTCGTGTTCGTTGCGTTGCCCAACGGCTCGCCATCCGTGCCCACGGAGGCGGGCGACGAGTTGGTGGGCGACGTTGTGACCGCTCTATGGACGGTCGCCAAAGTGGAGCGTTTTGAGCCGTGGGGATGGCCCGTGGACCAAGCGCAATCCATCGTCCCTGTCTTGCGTTTCACTCTCTCGGCATCCGGAGGCATCTAATGACGGTCAAGGTCGTCCGGTTCGGTCCGGGCACTCTCACCCTTGGGACCGCACCCGGGACGGACTACTCGTGCCAGGTGCAATCGCTCGGCGTCAACGTGGACAAGGACGAGGGCGACCCGATCACGGTCCTTTGTGGGGATGAGGTCCCGGGCTCCGTCGCGTACTCCTACTCGCTCGCGGGCACGTTGCTACAGGACCTCAACACGGACGGCATCGTGGCTTTCTCGTGGGAGAACGCGGGCGTTGCGGTCCCGTTCACCTACGTTCCCGCGACCGCGGAGACCGCGCTCTCCGTGGCGGGCACTGTGACCGTTGACCCCATGTCCATCGGCACGTCGGACGGCGAGTTTGGCGACGTCCTCACGTCGGACATTGAGTGGGCGTGCGTCGGCAAACCGGACGTCACGTGGTCCACGGTGACGGGTGCGGTCGCGGCGGCGGCGGCGGCGAACGAGGAGTCCGTGCCCGCGTGAACGCCAAAGGTCCGGCCATCGTCGTGGAGGGCGACCGCGAACTCCGCGCCGCTCTCAACGGCGTTGAGGACGGGCTAAAGGACCTCTCCGCAACCAACTCCCGCGTTGCCAACGTGGTTGCGCCCGTCGCCCGTCGCTACGCGCCACGGCTCACCGGACGTCTTGGCGAGTCCGTGCGCGGCGAGGGAACGCGCGACGGCGCGCAGGTTGGGACCGACGTGACGTATGGATGGCCCGTTCACTCCGGAGTCCCGGCGCGCGGTATCGCGGGCGTCCCGTTCGTGACGGAGGCGTGGGACAAGACGGAGCCGTTGTGGACGGGCATGTACGCGCACGACGTCCAAGGACTCATTGACAAGCAAGTGACCACCAAAGCCAAGACCTAGAGAGGACGTGTCGTCGTGCCAGACGCGCCGCAACGGCTCCACACGAAAGTAACGATGGACGACGGGACGGTCCTTGAGGCGACCGTGGACCAACGTGACTACCGCCGTTATGACCTCACCCGCGCCGCCCACAAGTGGCCCCCTGCCACGGACGCGCCGTTCCTACTCCAAGGTTTCGTCTGCGCTTCCGCGCTCATCCGTCAGGGCGACGTCCCGGGTACGGACCCGGTCGCGGTCATGGACCAAATCGTGGAGGTAGTGGAGATAGGGACGTCCGACGTCACCCCTACCGACGCGGGACATGGTCCCGCCTAGTTGTGGAGTTGGCGGTCGCCACGAACACGAGCCCGCGGGATTGGTGGGACGAGGACCCGCAAACGGTCTTGACCGCCGCCGCGGTCCTTGAGGCAAACGCGGAAGCGATGAGGAGAGGAGGGCGACGACATGGCTAACGCGTTGCTCTCGATCAAACTCGTTGCCGACGCGAGCCAAGCCGTTTCCGAACTCAACAAAGCCGACGCCGGGACGTCCAAGTGGTCCAAGGGGATCGGTCGGGCGTCCGCGGTCGCAACGGTCGGGCTCGCCGCCGTGGGCGCGGTCATGCTCTCCGGAGTCAAATCCGCCGCGGAGGACGCGCAGGGGCAAGCGTTGCTCGCCAAGAGCATGGAAAACGCCGCGGGCGCGTCCAGGAAACAGGTTGCGGCAACAGAGGATTGGATCACCAAGACTTCCCAAGCGACGGGCGTTGCCGACGACGACCTTCGTCCCGCGCTCGGATCGCTCGTGCGCGCGACGGGCGACGTGGAGAAATCTCAAAAGGCAATGTCGCTCGCGTTGGATATCTCCGCCGCGACGGGCAAGGACGTTGGTGCCGTCTCGGACGCGCTCGCCAAGGGATACGGCGGGCAGACGACGGCGCTAGGTCGGCTCGTTCCCGGTCTCTCCAAGGCCATCCTTGCGTCCGGCGACATGAATGCGATTACCGCCGAACTCGCACGCACGACGGGCGGGTCCGCCGCCGCGTCCGCGGAGACCGCGGCGGGTCAGTACAAAATCCTGACGAACAATCTCAACGAGACGAAAGAGGGCATCGGCGCGGCGTTGCTCCCGGTCGTGACGCAACTCGCAACCAAGATGGCGGGACTAGCAAAGATCGCGCAGGACAACAGTGGGACGTTGACGATCCTCCTAGGAGTGTTCGCCGCGCTCGCCGCAATCGTCGTCACGGTCAACGCCGTGACCAAGGCATGGACCGCGATACAGACCATCGCCAAGGTTGCGACCACGGCGTGGAGCGTCGCTAACAGGGTCCTGACCGTGACGATGCTCGGCATCCCGATTTTTCTCATCATCGCGGCGGTCGCCGCCCTCGTCGCCATCATCATCGTTGCGTACAAAAACTCAGACACGTTCCGTCGCATCGTGGACGCCGCGTTCCGCGCGGTCCAAGCGGCGGCGGCGTTCGCATGGAACTGGATCAAGGCCAATTGGCCGCTACTCCTCGCCATCATCACGGGACCCATCGGCATTGCGGTCCTCGTCATCGCCCGGCATTGGGACGCGATCAAGAGCGGCGCGTCCGCGGTCATCGGATGGTTCCGGTCCTCATGGGACGCACTCCAAGCCATCATCGTTGCGCCGTTCACCGCGGCATGGTCCGCCATATCCGGAGTCATCGCCAAAATCCGGGACGCGGTCGCCAACGTCACGGATCTCATCCACAAAATCCCGGTCCCCAAAATCCCGCATATCCCGGGACTCAACGCGACGGGCGGGACCGCGACCACGGGCGCAACGGCAACATTCCGCGGCGTCGCACGGGCTCCCGCCGCCGCTCGCGGCACGACGGGCGGCGGCGGGGCAACCGTCAACGTGTATGGGGCGTTGGACCCGGAGGCGGTCGCGCGCCAGATTGGCCGCATACTCGGCGCGCACGACGTCCGGGTGGGACGCGCCGTGGTGACGCCGTGACCGTGGGAACGCACCGTGTCCGTTGGTGGCCCGTCACCGGAGCCGCGCCCGGGACGGACCTCTCGTGCGACGTGCAAGAGGCAACGGTCCATCACGGGCGGGACGACCCGACGTCGCAACCGGAGGCGTCCACGGCAACTCTCACATTCCCGGGCGACGTCCCGCCGACGATGGATATTGGTGCGTCCCTCGTTGTGGAGACCCAACACGGCGGGACGTGGTTTCCGCGTTTCGTCGGCACGGTGACGGACGTCGGGCTTACATGGGACGTCGGACGCGGGACGTACGGCGCGGAGCCGGACGTGGTGCCGCGTGGGCAAGTCATGGGAGCCGGAGCGCTCGCGGGGACGGGGCGGCGGTACATCGGTGACGTCCCGTGGCCGCAGGAGAGCGACGGCGCGCGGGCGGGTCGTATCCTTGCCGCCGCCGCCGCCACGGTCGGGCAAGTGGACCCGGGCACGGTGCAACTCCTCCCCCGCGACGTGGACCGCAAAGCCGCCCTAGAACTCCTAGGGGATACCGCGAACGATGGCGGCGGCGTCGTGTGGGAGTCCGCGGACGGGCTCCTCAACTACGCAGACGCGGACCATCGCCGGAACACTCCGCCCGCGGCCACGTTGGACGCGTGCGACGTCCTCATGGCTCCGCATTGGTCCAAGACCGCCGCGGGTCTCGTCAATGACGTTGCCGTTGCGTACGGCATCCCCCCGGACGGCGGAGACCAACCCGTCGTGACCACCACCAATGCGGCGTCCATCGCCGCGTACGGGCGTTACGCGTACTCCGTCACAACGGAACTCGCCGCGTTGGCGGACGCGCAAGCCCGCGCCCAAACATTGACGGTGCGCGGCGGGTACCCGGCATGGAACGTCACGGACCTCCCGTTGGACCTCTCCGTCCTAGACGACGCACTCACGGACCTAGTGCTCGGGCTTGAGGTCCACGACCTCCTCCAACTCGTCGGACAACCCGCGGGGACGCCGTCCCCGGGCGCGGTCAACTCCCTATGGATTGAGGGTTGGACGGAACGGCTCACCTACGGCGGGCACGAACTCACCTTTTCCGTGTCGGCGTACTGCCGCACCGTGCCGCCGCCCCGATGGAATGACGTTTCGCCGTCGCAGACATGGGACTCCACGTTGCCCTCCGCGACATGGGACTCCGCCTCGTGTCTTGGTCCGCAACCGTCCCTAGGGCGTTGGGACGATACGGCGGCGTCCCTCCGATGGGACGAGGTCCCCGCCGCCACAACGTGGGATACATGGAAGGGATGACGACATGGGATCGACTACGCCCGCGCTAGCCTTGCCCTACCCAACCGGGACCGACCGGGTGATGGACGGGGACAACGCAATCCAAGCGTTGGCCGAAAAAATCGAATCCGTGTTGCCTCGCGGCGTCATGGGCGAGTGGACCGCACTACCGGCCGCGTTTGTCGCCACGCAATCCGCCATTGATTGTTTCGGTTCGCATGTTCGCACCCTGGCAAACGGACGGACATACAAAGTCACGGTGTCCGTTGCGGTCGTCCGCGCCGTTGCGGGCGACGTGTCTGCGGTCGTCCTCAACGTGGACGGCGCGGTCTGGCATCAGGGTTACGCGTGGCACGGGGCAGGGAACACGGGGCAGACCGTCACGTTCGTGTCTTTCGTCAACGGTGCGGGCACGGCGCGCACTCTGTCCGTGAACGCGCTACGCGCCAGCGGAACCGGGAATATCAACCTCGCCAACGTGGGGACCCTGGGATCTAACACGCTCATGATTGAGGACATAGGACTAGTGCCGCCCGCGTCTCTCGACGTCGAGACGCAACCCGCACCGTCCGAACCGGAAGGACAACCGAAATGACCGAGACCCCGACCGCACCCGCACCCGACGACGAGCCCGTGGAGCCCGCGCCAGAGACGCCTACGCCGACGCAGGAGCCCGCGCCCGACGTCCCGCCCCGTGAGGACCCGGAGCCCGCTCCCGTCCCGGAGGAGCCCGCTGACGGGCCCGACGCGCAGACATGACGGACCGCGGCGAGCATTGGCCGCGGGTGGACCCGCGGGACCCGGGCGTCCCCCCGGAACGGCAGGACCGCAGGGTCTACCCGGTCCCGCCGTTGACGCTCGTCGTCGCCATCTTCCGGGACCTCACGGACCCGCGGGACCGCGTCTATAACCGATAGGGGGAGCCGTGCCCTACGTGTGGCAGAAATGGCTAGCAGACGCCCTCCGCGCGGAGGGATGCGACGTCCGGGAGTACGAGGGTTGGAAGTCCCGTGGGCGTCCCTCGTCAACGGGCGCGTTCGACCCGTACGGCGTCCTCTTGCATCACACGGGGACCAAGACGTCCGCCTCCAACCCGTGCCCGACGTTGTCCACGTGCGTCAACGGGCGATCCGACCTACCGGGACCGCTCTGTCAGGTGGTCATCGGGTATGACGGCGTGTGCCACGTCATCGCCGCGGGACGCGCCAACCACGGCGGCGAGTGCAACGGGAACGGTCCGACGTCGTCCGGGGACGCTAACGCGCAACTCATCGGGTTTGAGATGGACTACTCCGGGAGCCAACCCGTCTCGGACGCGCAGGGGGACGCCGCGGTCCGTGCCGCCGCCGCCGTGCTCCGACACTTTGACCAGGACGCGACCTACTGCCGTGGGCACAAAGAGACGTCCACGACGGGCAAGTGGGACCCGGGTCGCAACGGGTCGTCCGACCCGGCGTACCGGATGGACGAGGTCCGCGGGTACATCGCGGACCGCCTAGCAGGGGAAGAGGACGACATGCCTAGCGATGAGCACTTGATTGACCTCGTACGCCGCGGAGTCCAAGCCGAACTCGGGGACGAAAACACGGGAGCCCTCTCGGACCGGGTCGCGGACAAGGTATGGGCGGAGGTCCTCGCGTACCACGGCGGCAAGCCGGACGAGGTCGCGCAGAAAGCCGGGACCGGGTGGCTCGTCTACACGGAGCGGCGGGTGGAGGCGATCCAAGCCGAACTCGCCAACCTGTCCGCGGACGTTGCGGCCATCGCTACCTCGCTCGGCGTGGCGCTTCCCGTGGCGGTTACCGCCGCGCCCGTCGTGGAGCCGATGCCGGACCTTGAGTGAGCCTCGCCCTCGCCGCGCCTCTAGCGTTCGTCCTAGGCGTCCTCGTGGGGCTCGGGGCGTCGTCCCGGTGGAGGCTCGTCCGTCGCGCGGCGTACGACCGATGGATGGCCCGCGGCGGCGATGGCGGAGAGTGAAGCATCACGCTTGACTAGGTCCCGCGCCCCGGGTGACGCCCATTGCGGATGGGACCGGGACGCGGGACGAGAGTGACGCCCCCCGGGCCTACTCACGGGGGTTCGCAGGACCCGGGGGACGCCGGGCCAAGACGCTACCCGACTCGTTGCGTGGGCGCACTAACCATCTAGCGGGCTTTGGGGACGATCCGCCGCGGGACGAGGACCTCGTCGTCCGCGATGGGTCCGCACCATGCCGCCCGGGTGCAATCAAGGGAAACGATCCGGGCGAAGCCCGATGGCCCGAACTTGCAGCGGAGCCGCGCCAGCAACTCCGCCCCGGGACGTCCCTCATCGTTGAGAGCCCGGGAGAGCGTGGACGGCGGGACGCCCAACGCGCGGGCTATCGCGGTCACGGTCGGCGCTAGGCGTGCCGCCTCCGCCTCCCTCATGAGGGCGTCCCGGTCAATCCGGAAGCCCGGTGGGCGTCGTGCGGCCACGCTCTAACCTCCATGCTCCCCGAAACAAGGCACCCCGGTTAGGTCCCAAACGATCTAGTTAGGCAAAGGTAACGCGTCCCTCCGCTAAGTCACCGGACGGTTCGTTCCTAGACTCCCGCCCTCGTCCCCGGGCGGCAAGAGGTCAAACGTTCTGACCAGGGGTTTTGCGCTGGTAGCATCTCTGTTACCCGCAAGGACCTCCGGAGGCGGTGGCGCAGGTTCGAATCCTGCCGGGGGCACTACCAGGGATAACGCACTTTTAGAGGGCGCAATCCCAGGCTAGGCACCCGCCCTCAGTACGCAAACGGTGGTCTAAGCGGTCCTTGACCTCTCATGGATTGCTAGGAGCATCGTGCCGAACGTGCCAACCGCCCGCGTCACTCTCACCCGGACCTCCGGAGCCGTCTCCGTCGTCCGCTGCCAGGAGCCCGGGGAACTTCCCGTGTGGACCATCCACGTCCGCGGGGAGCGACCCATCTATGTGGCCCTCAACCTCCGGGACGCGGACCGCGTCGCGGACCATTGGGTCTCGGTGACCCGATGAGCCCGCGCAAGAGCCCGACCCTCAAGAGCCCGCGCGCCTCCGGGTCGGTCCTGACCGCGGTCTCCCCCATCGGCTCCGCGGGCGTCGGGACCCGCGGGCTAGAGAGAGACCTCTACGCCGCGCACCTACGCGCCGCCCCGTCGTCGGCGGGCGACCTCTACTCCCCGCAGACGGTCCGGGTCTACCTCGACGCGATAGACGCCCTCGCGGAGTGGTGCGCCGCGACGGGCAAGGCGGGCGGGTTTCTCAACCTGACCCGGGAGGACCTCGACGCGTATTTTCTGTCCTTCCGGGAGCACCACACGCAGGGCGGCACGAACACGCGCCAACGTCGGCTCCGCACGTTTTTCCGGTGGCTCGTCGTGGAGGTTGACCCGTCCGCGCGTAACCCGATGGACGGCGTGGCGGGCTACTCCGCGAGCGAGCCCGCCCCCTTGGCGTACGGCGGCGATTTCGCGGCGGACGTGCTGGCGACGTGCAAGGACCGTCGTGACTACGAGGACGTGCGGGACGAGGCTCTCCTACGGCTCATCGCTACCGGCGTACGGCGCGGGGAGTTGGCGGGTCTCTACGTGGAGGACGTGGACCTCTCTAACGGCGTGGTCGTGGTCGCCGCCCTCAAGGGGACCCGTCGTCACGCGCCCGTCATGCGCCGGGAGGGACGGACCGAGATTCGCCAGGGACGCCTAGTGCCCATCGGTCCGCAGACCGCCGCCGCGCTCGGGCGTTGGCTCACGATGCGCGCCCGCCACAAGTTGGTCTCGGACCCGGCGACCGGACCGCTTTGGTACGGCACCCGGGGGCGCGGTCGGCTCAAGGGACGCGGGATTCTCGACATGGTCAAGCGGCGTGGACTCGCCGCGGGTTACGACCCCGCGGAGGTGACGGCGCACGGCTTTCGCCACTCACGCGCGGACGAACTCTTGAGGTCGGGCGTCGCGGAGGGCGACGTCATGGCGATCATGGGATGGCGGGATCGGGAAATGCTCGACCGCTACGCCGCCAACCTCAAAACGTCCCGGGCTCATGAGGCCGTTCGGACGATGGGACTCGTGAACTAGGCGGCGCTAGCCTCCCCGCGGGGGGAAAGACGACGGAGCCCGGTCCCTGTCGGGGGAACCGGGCTCCGTCATGTCGTGCCGCGCTAGTGCGCCTCCCGCCCTTCCCGCGGCGGTTCGACGCCAAGCCGTTGCCACGTGTCAATCG